CCACCACTAGGGTTAGCTGTGATTGCATTGACTGTATATGATAGCCGTAGGGAGTGGAAGTGATGACTGAACTACACCCTCTACTGACTACACCTACCAATGTTAAACGAGCAGGGGGTGTAATGACCTTGGGTGCTTTACTCTCAGCACACATAGAGTTTCGTACTCGCTTACCCATGGGTTGGCAGCAACAGTATCAATTCACTGAGACTCATGCTAAGAACATATACCTTTGTCAATCCATAGCTAAGGAGTACATCACTTGTCAAACCTCATGCACTTGCGGTAGTTGGACTGAGCAAGTATCCCTTAGTGAATGGTTACTCAATGAAGGTATTGAGTACAGTCCCATATGCAAACATCAAATGATGTTAGCCATAGGTCTATCTAATCAACTACCACGTAAGCCAGCGCACTCTATCCTATGGGAATTAGACGGCGATAAGGTTAAGGTATGGGCTACGCGAGATAATAGAACTGTTACTGAGTTAAAGGATAAGACCTTTGACATCAGAGACTTTGCTACTAATAAAGTAAAGTCCATTGCTGCTGGCTGGAACTTTATTAGGAAAAATCAGAATGGATTGGAAGTACTACAAACAACAAGTAGAGGAAAGAGAAGATGAAACCAACTGAAGCTATTGATACAGGCTATACACCGCAACCAGCGCCTATTAAAAGAACTACCACACCTATCCATGACTTGGTAATCATTGACCTAATTACCTACACAACTGGTAATCATCTTCTAGCTAAGGAGATTGATGATAGGAAGAAGATTGGACTAGCAGAGTACGGTACTTATCTACAGGCTTTCAATGGTCGTGATTGCGAGACTGATGCTATTGAAGAGATAGTAGACATGATTTGCTATCTCAAGCAAGGAATCATGGAAGGTAAGGACTATCTAGAACCTATCTACCACAGGGCTATAGCATTGGCTGTAGATGCCATTAACCTACGCGCTATCAACTCACCCTAACCTTCAAGTATCTATCCTCAAAGCGCTACGCTAGGGGATAGAACTTATGAGATTAAAGTAATGACTGAAGAACAAAAGTACTGCTACCTAGTAGAGCATCCCCATCACGGGACAAAAGTATTTTACTCTGGTGAATACTATCAAACTGATGCTGCTAAGAATGCTGTTGATTATGCAGAGAACCTATGCATTGTATTTAAGCTCCCAATGCATGATAGCCCTATTGAGAAGGTTCAAGACCTAAGCACTCAGTTCAGTGCTATCACTAAGTCCACTGTAGAGCTACCAAACATCCCAGTTGAAGCCCTGTTATCAGGTGTAGGTTAATTAAATCAAGCCGATGTCATCTTTAGTCCGAACGATTCCTAGACTCGTGTGGCACTCGGACGCAAGGCTTGTTATGACCGTGATGATGTCCTAGCAGAGACGTGCTGTAATTAGGTATGGAGCAATCCGTACCTAGTCCCTACGGGGTGGGATAACTTTAAAGATGACGGTAATGCCACAATACATCCATGAACTAGCCCTAGTACGCTCTACCATTCATCAAGCCGATGAGTTGGTAGAGTTGCTAAGCGATGAAGATACAGACCAATCTCAACTCCTTAATCAAATACATTCTATCCTTGAACAAAACCAAGCAGGAGTAGACTTACTCATTGAGTTAAGAAACAAGCTAGAAGCAAATAGCGTATTCTACAATGAGCGAGCAGAAGCCTATCGAGAGTTCTCTACTCAAATGGCTGGTGCTTTGTCCTTCGTTAATGAGTCCATCCTTGAACTCTATGAAGTTGGCGAAATCCCTAACCGATTAGAAGGTAGTGCTGAGTCATTGTGTATTCAGAACAATCCTGTTAAAGCTCAACCACTATTTGATATTTCTGACTCTGAAGAAATGGAGCGTCTATGTGCAGAGTATCCACACATCTTTAAGAAGAAGGTGATAGTGGAATATTCCTATGACAGTGCATACGTCAAAGCTAACCAAGATAAACCAGAAGTGCACAAGTACTTTAACTTTACTCAAGGCAAACACATAAGAGTTAGGCGCTCACAGAATCCAAAGTCTTTACCCAAAGGTTAAGCCATGAAATACATTATTCAAGGTAATCCTAAGAACAGAGGTGAACATTGGGGCGACTCATGGAGTCACGAAAGTGAGCATCTATCATTAGAGTTTGCCAGAGACCAACTGGCTTCTTTAAAGAAAAGAGATCCTATCGTACAATACAGAATCGTTACCCAAGAACTTGTGACTACTGTTATAGAATGACTCTGCCTAAAGGCTAACCTTCTAGCGCTCTCCCCTCAAGGACGCTACGCTACTAGGGGAAGAAGATAGGATTGCCTTACTCAACTCCTAGTTTCTTCGCAAAGGGTTGAAAGGTTGGGTAAGCCTCTATGAGGACAACTTAGTCAGCCTACTCCTTTGCTCTCCGTCTCACACCACATCCTTATCCTCTAATGTATAGTCCTCATAACGAGTGTGCCGTCAATGCCCCACAAGCGCATCTACTTAACAGTAGTTCGATAAGAGTCATGGCTACTACGTTAGGGGATAGGGATTCAAAGCCTCTAAAACCCTTTTAGGGATTGAAACTCAATTCAGCAGAGGACAGATTAGAGTTCTCCCTTTCTCGTAACATCATCTCCCAAAGCGCTACGCTAGGGAATGCTTAACGTTAAGCCGTGCGTCCTTTGCGTACCTCGCAGTTATCACCAGAGTCTGAGCTAGCTCGCGGCGACAGACCGTGCTATGGCGCTTGTGCTACGCAAAGGGATGCTTATAAGCCATTGTGGTGTTATACAATAGCAACGCCAATGAGTCTGGTGTATAACATCAGTTTCCAGTTCAACTAACTTAACAGTAACAGTATGACCATTGTATTTACCAAGCCCAGCACTGGTGACATTAAGGTATCAGTACCACCATTTCCTTTGCGTTATAACAATAAGGAAAGATGTTTTGCTTTTCAAGCTGATGGATTTATTCGTGATGAGAACGAGAATCCTATCATGCCTGATGCGGCTGTCGTAGGACTCTCTCACTTCTATGGTGAACTTCGTACTAGAGAAGATGAACAGACCAAAGAAGTAACTCCCATCACTGAGAAGATTTGGGTATTGTATTGGATTGTCCTTCCCACTGCTAAGAACAAGCATGAGTTTCTCCCAGTTGGTAACCTCATCGCAACTTACCTTGTCACAAAGGCTCAACAGAACTTTGAGAAGCACATGGCAGTAGTTCAGAACTCTGGTAAAGCTCTCTATGAAGTTGTCACCACATTCAAGCCAGCTAAGTACGAAACAAAAACTCGTAAGGGTATTGACACTTTAGAGTTTGCTATTGTTGATGACGCTAAGGTTGACAAGGCTACTAAGGAATACATGAAGAAGGTAGCAGCTTGGATTGAAGGCGAAGGCAGGGATGTTGTATCTAAGATTGGTGAACAAGCTTACGATGGTAGTCTAGTTCCCATTAGTGGTAATGCAACTATTGATGCTGCTGCTATCTCTCAGTACCATGCACTTAAGGGTAATGCACCCGTAATGCTATCTGCTGCTGTAGATGATGGCGCTGACTTTGATACTACTGTAGACGTTTAGGATAATGAGGTTCGCAATCCGTCAACACCATGCGCTAACAGTTTAGTGTGGTAGTCAAACGGGAGCTATAAATAATCTACCTAAGCTAACCACTTGGAGTAAGGATTTACCTCTCAACACTCAATTAATGCTACGCGATTAGATAAACAACTAATCCGAGACCATGAGAATACTTAGCATCCTTTGCGTCATAGTTGTGCTGTTGGCTAGCTGTGACGCAAAGGATGATTCTTGTGTTCCCGGCTATCCAGACTGTCCAACTAAGCCTCAACCACGTGAATCTAAATGACAAATCTATTTGAAACTGACCCACTACATCCTTCCGAAGTCCACGCTGGTGCTGTAGTTTATTATGCAGACTCTCACACTCATGGTAATCAATACCTTCACGGTTTACAGACTACTAAGGTAATGGTGAGTGATGACAAGTCCTTTATCCTAGACAATGGTAAGCGTTTTAACCCTACCACAGGTAGAGAGATTACCCGTGGGAATGAAGGTTATCTATACCCCTACACATCAGTAACTAAGGCTATGGTACTAGACGCTGAGACTAAGCTATTCCTAGTTAATGAAGTTCTATCCATTGACTTTAGCGCTCTCACAACACAGCAACTATCCATGATCCTTGATGTAGCCCGTGGTGCATTTACCCAAATCACAGCGCCTACTCCTTGTGGTGGTGGTTGTGGTGATACGGTGAAGGTTGCTGGCATGGATGTTGAAGTAGAGCAGGCAAATACTTTACGCGCTGCTCAACGAGTAGTTACTGCTGACGAAGTCTCAGCATCTATTGCTAATGATGTAGCTAGAGTCACTGAGTCAATGCGTGATAGACCCTTGCTTACTAACATTGCCCCTGTCGAAGTCTCAGCTACCATTGGCTTCAATGATGCTACCTATGAGTTATCTGACTCTGAGTTAGATGATATTGATGAAGATGATGAAGATGATGAAGATGATGACACTGAGCAAGATTAGATAGCGCTACGCTATTAGATAGAACTAAAACTATCTAATAGCTAAACGTATGACACAATTCATTGCGCCCCCTACATCCCCTATTGCTCTATTGGTATTGTCTCTCCTCTCAACTGGTGGTCAACATCATGAGAAAGAGATTGAGAAATTTGCTCATACCAATAGAGCATCACACTTTATTTCTGTGCTTCGTAAAGATGGCTGGGAGATACAGACTATTAAGGGTAAGCAAGGTGAAGGCTCTAGTTACATGATGACTAATTCCGACCAAGCATCTAAAGTACAAGAGTCCCCTGACTTTGATATTACTAGCGCATTAGCAACTATGGAAAACCCACCAGCCGAATTGACTAAGTTTGAAGACTATCAGTTTGCTGCTAGTAAAGTAGCTAGTCAGCTAAGCCTATTTACTCCTGCTAATTTAGAGCGTGACAAGCGCTTTGACATGACAGACCTTATCGAAGGTTGTGTTGATGTACTTCGCAAAGTTCAGATTGAAATCCTTGGTGGCAAAGCTCCTAGCATTAAAGAACTCAAAGCTCAAGGGAAACTCTCTAAAGCTCTAGTTGAAGTACTTGGTGCTATCGATATTCTTAATGGGAAAGAAAAGCCTGAATCTTTCTAACCATCTAGTACTCTATCCTCAAGGACGCTACGCTACTGGGGGACGATGCGGCACATTGTCCTGACCACTACCTCTAGCATCTACGCTAGGGGATAGTGTTAGATAACCTCAACCACTATCAAGAGTAGGTGCATATCAGCACTGTACGAGGAACTGCTCCGTTCTACTGTCACACTTGGATTTAGCAGTTGTTCATCCAAGCGCATACAGCAAGCAAGCTCTGGATTTAGCGGCGAAAGTGTAGAGGAGTCATGACCTTTGCTTAGTAGTGTTAGTCTATGTCTAACCTTGCCTCTTGATTAGTCTATCGAACCATGCATCCGAACAGACTTTAAACAGGAAGGTATGGAGAGTTGTTGCTAAGCTCTTTAAACTGCAAGTGGCGCTATCCACATCCTAAACATGGCAACAGATGTTGAACTGTAAAGACAACTACGGCAAGCTATGGGCCGAGAAATATATTAGCGGTAAGATGAGTGGCGGAATTGGTAAACGCATAGGCTGGAACTTAATATGTGGAATTAACCCCGTCCTCTGCTATGGCTGTATTGCCAGCTATCAGAGTGTTCCTTACAGGTTCAAATCCTGTCTCATCTATAAGGTCTAGGTGGATAACCCCTATTAGGGATTGAAACAACAAAATGCTAGAAAACATCATACCCTTATCCACCAACGCCTCGGTAAGAATGCCCGTTATAACCTTAATAGAACCTTGCTTTCAGGGTAAAGCCATAACATGAAGCTGCCATAAGGAATGCAGTGTGCAGATTAAAATGGCGTCTACATAAGGGAGGGTATTAACACAGGATACTTAGGGAATAATCAATACCTACTAAGAAGTGGGTTCGTTCATGCTAAGCCTATCCGTTAGAACTTTAAAGTTGCAACTTTAAATCCCAATAGCCGATAGAGGTAGGACATGGCTATCCTGTGTAGATGATTTGTTGCTATATTGCACAATGCTGTGGGTATCCAAAGGCAGTGTAATAGAGATGGGGGAGTGCAAGTCGTCCCTGACTAGGAGCTAAGTGGGGTATCTAGCTAGCAATCAATCATCCATTCATTACAGGGAAGTAATTAAAGTGGGAAGCAAAGGAATAGCTAATACTTTGCACTGACAACGGGTTAATAACCTAACTTAATAAGTGGTTTGCTTATATTCCCACTGTCCATTCTATGCTATAATCTATTCATTACTAATGACTCTTCGGAGTAGAGAGAACTGAATAGATTATGGCTACAACTAAGCCTAAGAAGAAAGCTGAGACTAAACCTAAGCTTACCAACAGTGCTAGATTTTACCCTACTAAGTGGGGATTCAATGCGCCTAGCGTTACTACTATCCTATGGCTAGCTGACCCAGAGAATAAGGGTAAGACAGAGCCAAAGGACAGAGGTTCATTAATAGATGAGCGCCTATCTAAGTACTTTGCCTTAGACCCAGAGTATCGCGTGCTTCCCACCACATGGGGATTACCAGAGGATGTAAAGCCATTCATGGATGCGATCCTTAAACCTATGAAGGCTACGGGTAAGTCTATCCTAGCTCAGATTACTGATGTGATGTGGAGTCAAGGGCTATTGGATTGTGTGGACATTCCTAGGAGTGAGCGTCAGTTCTACCAACCTGACATTAAGATTGCTAGGGAGCAAGAGTTCATTTCATCTAAGACTTATCGCTATGCTGGTGTCCCTGACTTTGTGGGGAATTACACCAATGCTAAAGGTGAAACTAAACTATCCCTTATCTCTCTCAAGACTTCTGACAAGAACTATTCAAAGGTTAGCCCTGATTGGAAGGCGTTCAATGCTAGGCTAGCCGAGTGTCGTGCTCAAGGTATTGAGTTTGTACCACCCGAAGGATGGAGAGAGAACTATGGAGCTAACATGAAGTTCCGTAGAGCAGGGATGCAAGAGAGTGCCTATGACTTTGCTCTACAAGAGTCTCTGGGTATCTATGTTGAACAGTACATTGTTTTGGTAGTCACAACTAAAGGTATTCAAACTTTACCTATCGCTGGTATGGAGAAGGATTGGTTTAATCGGATGTGGCTAGAGAAGGTAGCTAAGTTCTATGAGATGTATCCACAACTAGGAGTTTAAGATGAAGAAGAAATACATTCTAAGACCAGGGTATGTGACAAGCATTAATGATGGTCAACTTCATTGGATAACAGCAGAGAAGTTAATGGCTTTGTATGGAGTAAGTAAAGATGAATGCTATACAATAGACTCTATTAGAGGTGTTGATGTAACAGGGCTAATTAACCTGCGCCCAGACCCGCTAGGCAGATACTCTCTCGCTAAACCATAATGACTAAGGGTGATATCGTACTATTCAAACCAGCTAAGACTGCCACTAAGGGTAGTGATGGATTAGCACGCATGGTCAAACAGTACGATTCGCCTTGTGTTGTGTATCAAATCATAGGCTATTGGGCATACCTTTATAGACTAATGGATGGTGGTATTCATGTAGCACCGCGAAGCGAACACTGGGCTTGTATTGATATAGATTTGTCTGTGTATGCAGATAAGTTAGATATGGTAAGTCATTTATTAGAGGTTGGAAGTAATGAGTAAAAGAATGTCGATTAGCCTTGATAATCAAGCAGAGGCTATGCTTAAGAAAATGGCTGAAAATATGGGAATAACTCAGAATGAAGTTATAAATAAAGCTATTAAGGTAGAACACTTTGTACAAGAAGCTATTGCAGGAGGCGCTACTGTAGTTGTTAAGTATAAAGATGGGCAGACAACACAGATACTATTTAGATGACTCGCTGACGCGGTGAACATTGGTGTTGTGTTGATGTAGACCTTGATATGTATGCAGATAAGTTGGACTTGATAGGACATTTACTTGAAGTAGG